TTCGACCAGGTAGGCACCGGCCAGTACGTAGACTTTGCCGTTGCTGAATTCGCAGGTGACGGTGATGTCGGTGCCTTCGATCAGCTTCTTCAGCGGGAAGTCGGCGGTGTGCAGCGCGGTCACCTTGAACGATGGCGCGATGTCGGTTTCCTTGTAGAAACCCGGCACGACGGTTTCGCGTTTGACGGCCATCAGCGGGGCTTCGCAGCCGCCGTTGATGGTCAGTTGTGCGCCGTCGACCTTGACGTAGCAGGTGCCTGCAATCAGTTGACCCATGGTGTTACTCCCTTCAAATAAAAAGCCCACGCAAGGTGGGCTGGATTCACAGATTCAAACGGGCCGATCAGGCGACGTCGTCGTACTGCAGACGGAACTGGTTGAGCAAAGCGAACACGCGCAAACCGTTGATGTAATCCGGCGGGAACAGCACGTTCACGCGGCTCGGATCCTGCACGTCACGCTCGACGATCAGGTGCTCGGCGAACAGCTCGGCGTTCTCCACGTGGCCTTCCAGTTCGAGCTTGGCGTACTGGGCAATCAGCTCACCGCGAATGGTCGCCGGGGTGACGATCGGCTGGCCGGCGCCGAAACGGGTGCCGTCGGAGGCCAGTTTGTGGCGACCGTACTTGCTGGTGATCACGCTTTGCAGACGACGCACGATGAACGCCGACTGGTGCATGGTTTCGCTGTCCAGGTACGAGTTGTCGGCCTGGCCGTAGGCGTTCTTCTGATAGGTGGTGATCGAACGCTGGATGCGCACGTAGCCGCCTTCGTAGTACGCGGTAGCGATGCCGTAGTTGAGCAGCGACTGACGCTCGGTCAGGGTGAAGCGCTCGCTGGCCGGAGCCGGATCGACACCCGGCAGGCTGCCGCTCTGGGTCGGACGGCTGGCATCGGCGGAGATGAACACCGAAGTGCGTGCAGCCAGTGCAGCGGCTTGTACCCACACCGGTTGCGGAACGCCCGGCTCCAGCGCCTGAATGGTCATGTGCTGGTCGTTGCGCGCCTGACCGGCTGCCACCAGAGTGCCGACGGTGCCACGCTTGGCGCTGTAGACGTGACCGAACAGTTGCTTGGCCCAGGACCAGCGACCGGTGCTGTCGTCCATCACCGCTTGCCAGGTGTTGAGAGTGGCCAGGTCGGACCATGGCAGCGCGATGAATTCGAACGGCTCGTCACCCAGTGCGGCAACGGCCGCCACTTGATCCGGGACACCGACGCCGCCGGTCATGGCAGTGACGGCAGTGGTCAGGCCGGCCGGGGTTTCTTCGCCGTTGCTCTTGCCCAGGCGATTGAATTGCAGGCTGATGTCGTTGCCGCTCTCGCCGGTCCATTTGGCGTTCAGGGTTACCACGCCTTCGGCAGCCGCAGCACTCACCGGCAGATCGGCGGTGGCGTTGATTTTCTGTGCCAGGGCAGTGGCCGCCTGGGCAGCGGTGGCGCCGTTGACCACGGTAGCCTGCACACGCACGCCGCCGACATACAGGTTGAGCAAGCCAGCCTGGGTCGCGGTGCCGGTCAGGGTCAGCACGCCTTTGGCGATGGCGCCGGTGGCGTTGTGCAGCGGCAGGCACCAGATCTCACCGATCGGGTCGGCCTTGCGGAAAGTCTCGTACATCGACGCCAGCATCGAGCCCTGGCCGCCAATACTCTTGGCCAGTGCCACGCTGGAAACCAGCACCAGTTTGCCGACTTCGCTCGGGGCGATGTTGTCGTTGACCTGCGCCACGATCAGCCGGCGCATGGACGACGACGCGCTATTGGCGGCCGAGTTGTCCATTTCGGCATAGAACAGCGGTACACGAATGTCCGCAGGAATGTTGCTGAATCCGATCGCCATTATTTGGCTCCCTTTTGTTTAGCTGTTGCGGTTTTGAGGGTGATATCGCCGTCGGCCAGACGCCGGCGCCACCAGGCGCTGTCCAGCACTTCACGGCCTTCCAGTGGCAGCAGGTCGCCTGCTTCCGGGTCCGGCACGGCACGGCCGGCGGCCGGCACTACAGTGATGCGGTTGCTCATGGGGTTACGTCTCCAGAGAAAGTCATTTCCACGCGCCCGTCAGGGCCGGGGTGTTTCAGGTTGGGGTCGGCCGGGTCGATCGCATCGACCCGCACGGTGACCCCGGTAAAGGACGACAAACCGTCCAGTTCGCGTTCGTGCCAACTCTCCGCAGGCTGACTTGGCAGATTGCGGCCCAGCTGGAACTCGGCAAAAAAGCGCAGCCGGTAGAACGCGCGGCTGCTGTTGATCGAGACCGTTTCGCCGCCGTCATAAACGATGGCGCTGTAGTCGGAACCGGGTTTGAAACCCACCAGCGCACGCCAGATTTCGGCGCGCAGGTCGTGCAACAGATCCAGCGCTTTTGTGGCGTCCGCGGCGTCGAGCACCAGGATGATTTCGAAGCGGTCGCGGATCGGCTGGCTGGCGGAGTTTTGTGCGGTACTGGCGCTGGCCAGATCGGCCAGGGGTAAAACATGGGCCGACGGGGTCGGCAGATTCGGGTTGCCTTGCAGCAGCGCCAGGTCGACACCTGTCGCGATATGGCCGGCAAGGCTTGGGCATTGCGCACGCAGCTGCGTGAGGATCGGGGAGATCTTCATGGGGAGCGTTCCAGGTTTTGGGAGTGACCACCGTGAGGGGTGTGGTGGTGAGATCGGGGGATCAGCCCTTGGCTTTTGCCTCGGGATCCCGGCCGTTTGCTTCGATCAGGCAGCGATAGCTTTCTTCGGGCTTGCCGCTGGCAGTCACCTTCTCGATCGACCAGCGACCGCGCATGAAGTCCGGCCAGGTGTCATCGAGCACCAACAGCCCTTCGGCAACCAGCAGCGGATCGCCCGGACAGGTGACCTTCAGCTTGTATTTCTCGCGCAGCATCTTGCGCACTTCGGCTTCGCCGATAGCTTTGGCTTCTTCCACACTGGCCTGTTTCTGACGAACGACCTTGTAGGGCGCCGAGCCGGTTTTGACCTCCACCTGTTTGCCGGCATTGGGGTCCCAACAACAGACTTTACAACCCTGATTCTGGGTGCGGGCGGTCTCTTCCAGCGTGGCGCTGATGAAGGCGTGATCGCCCGGCCGATTGTTGTGGGTCACCGACAGCCTCACATCCGGTATCACCTGACCCGACAGGTTTTTGAGCTGCGCCGGTTTCGCCAGTACGTAGAGGTCGTTGAACGGCTTGGCCACCGCGTCGTACTTCTTCGCCAGTCGTGTGATGAAGCCCATGTCGGTTTCGTTCGACTGGTCGACATGAGCGATCCTGATCAGCGCCAGTTCGGGATCGACGCGCGGCGAGAAACCGTGCGGCTCGACCAGTTTGCGAAACAGCCCGCCAAGCGTCGTGGGGCCATGACTGGCCGTGCGCCGTTCCTTGAATCCGGTTTCATCCTTGCCGCTGAAAGGCGCGGCTGTCGCGACCAGCGTCAGGCGCAGCGGGAACAGCGTCGGTGTCAGTCGAGTGACCTTGAACTGGCCCTTTTCGACCAGTCCGGTCTCCAGATACCCCACCCGCAGGCCGATGGTCCCGCCCAGGGTCGGCAAGCCTTCAAGTCCTTCCAGGTCGAGTACCAGCGTCAATTGATCGGACTCCATCCCCGCGGCATCGATGTGTTCCCAACTGATCAGGCGCTGGTTCAGCAAGTCCTTGTTGGCGCCGTAGATTTCAATCGCCGGTGTAAATCCCTGTGCCATGCAGCCTCCTTAATCCCAGGCCAGAACCGGTCTGATCGCCGCCGGTTTGCTATCGAGTTCCGGGAGTGTCACCCAGACACCCGCCGACAGGATCGGACCGTGTTCGGCCAGTGTCGGGTTGAGTGTCCACAGGGCTTCTTCGGCGCTGTCATCGCTGCGACCGGTTTCGCGGTACAGCAGCAGATTCACCGAATCACCGGCCACGCTTCGTACCTTACGCATTGTTGAACTCCGTCAATACGATCACCCACTTGACCACCATCGCGGTGCCGTCATCGATGACCTCGCTCTGGTTTTCGTCGATGCTGGTGATCCGCCACAAACCCCAGTTGCGACCAATGCCGTCAATCAACGGCAGTGGCACTCTCAGCGCTTGCAGCGCACGCAGTTCATCGAGCCGTTCCATTGCCACGGCGTACATTGAGGTGCCGGAGATGGTCAGGGTTTCAGGTTTCTGTCCTGTCTGGTGGGATCTGGGTTTGCTGTTGAGGATCTGCAGCTCGGTCCAGCCGCCATCGGACTTTCGCGACAGCGTGCTGTACGCAAAATCCCGGGACAGTCCGAAGATGAAACTGCCCAGTGCCATTTGTTGTTTCATCGGGCGACTCCATCGGTCAGGGCTGCGTCACGGCGAGTGGCGAGCGGGTTGTTGGTCAACAGCGGCAGGAACTGGCCGTGGAACTGCCCGCTCAGTTGCTGCCCGATGATCGTGCGAATCTGCTCGGCAGTATCCGGTGCCGGGCAGGTGACCTGGATCAGTGGGGAGAAGGTGACTTGCTGGTTTTGACTTTGGGTGGGAGCGTTGACCAGGTTTTTCGCGACATCTCCCGGCGCAGCGAGTTTGTCGGCGGGCGGGTCTGCGAGTGCTTCTCCCACCAATGAGCCGAAATATCCACCCGCGATACTCCCGATGGCAGTACCGAAACCTGGAAGAATAAACGAGCCGACCAGAGCGCCAATGGCTGTCCCCGCCAGCTCACCTTTTGCGCTTCCAACCGCTTTTTCATCGCCTTCACGCACGCCTTTGAGCCCTGTGTAAGCGGCGTGCGCCACCATTAACGGGACAGCGACCTTACCCGCCAAGGGGCTCATCCGGGACAGCATCGGCATGACCTTGGCTCCGAAGCTGCGCACCGCTGGCATGACCTTGGCTCCGAAGCTCCGCACTGCAGGCAAGACCCTGGCAGACGCACGTTTGATCGAAGGCATGACCTTCATCGCGGCACCGCGCAATCGACTGCCCAGGCTTTGACGAACAGCGGGCGTGCGGGGTCGAGCACTTTTCGCAGAGGTTTTGGCCTGCTTGCCCTGACCCGACTTGCGAGCCGATCGTTTCTTTTTGCGACCGCCGCCGTTGTCATCGACACCGGTGATCATATCGCCGATTTCAGACGGTAAACGTGCCGCGGCCAGGCGCAGAAGTCTCGTGGAGACCGCATCAAGCACGGCCGACACGCCGGTTTTCAGAGCGCCCGCCACGAACGGCGTGGCAGCCACACCAAGCAATGTCAGTGCAGCGGTGACGAACGGGAAAGTTTCGGCGGCTGCGCTCAGTCCATTGACCACCGCAGTGAGCCCGATGGCAAAGCCGTCCGTCACCGGGGCCAATGCATTGCCAACTGCCGTGGACAGCCGGTTGAGACTCGCATCCAGCGCATTCCAGCGTCCCTGCGATGTATTGCCATAAGCCTCAGCGGTTTTTCCCGCCGAGTCTGCATACAGGGACTTGTCAGCAACCAGCTTGAACGCCGTTTGAACATCCTCAGGTTTCTTCAACAACTCGAGGATTGCATCGTTGTTGCCAAACAGCGTTTTAGTCAGCGAAGCCTGTTTCTCTTCAGGCTGTTTCTTGAGTTGTTCCAGAACCAGCTTGATCGTTTCGGGTGCATCGCCACTCAATCCACGCGCGAGCGACTCCGGGTTCAGACCTATGTCGGCCCAGGCCGAACGCTGTGCCGACGATGCGGACTCTCCCTTGCCCAGAACCGTCGTGAAATTCTTCAGCGCCGCTGCGGCATCTGTCTTGCTGGCGCCGCTGTTGAGGAACGCCGCCGCCAGCGCAGCCACTTGCTCGGGTGTCATCCCTGCCGCCTTGGCGCCCTCGCCGGCGATTTGAACGACGGAGCCGATGTCCGCGGCTTTGACGTTCAGGCCACTGTTGCCAAGGTAGTGGGTCGCGTCTGCCAGATTCTGGCTCTGCACCCGATCAAGCTTCAAGGCGGTGCGCCAGCCCGACAACATTTCGCCAGCCGCCTTGACGTCAATCTTGAAGGCCGAGGCATTGATGGCCGCATCACGGGAGAATTCCTGTAACGCCTCCGTTTTCTGCTCGCCCTGCAGGCCATCACTGATGCCGGACCGCAGCCCTGCGAGCTGCACTTGCAGCAGATCCGCGCCAGTAACCCCGCTGGGGGCAACCCGTTTGTCACTGGCGATTTCCAGGTTCTTTTCCGAGAATGCCTGAAGTGATTTGTTGCTCAGGTGCAGCACCTGATTCAACTCAACCAGCGCCGTCTCGTTGGCCATCGCCGATTGCAGTGTTTTCGGTGGTGGGCGCTGCTCGATTTCCGCCTTGAGTTTTGACTTCGGCTCACTATTGGCGGCTGGCGGTGCCGTGACGACCTTGAACAACGACTGCTGGCTGACCAGCAGTTCCCGCAGCTTGATCTGTTCCTGCGTGAGCAAGCGAATATCCACGCTGGCCAGGGACAGCGCCAGGTTCAGATCCTGCAGCGATTTGCCGGGGTTGGCCGTGAGTGCGTCCGCCGTATTGCCACTCTCACCGGCGTTCACGAGCGCATATCTGCTCTGTGCCATGCCGCACTACTCCTGTTTCACGCCAAGGCGAGTGATCGCTATGTCGTAGCGGCGCAACGCCTTTTCGGCGTCCCACTCCAGAATTTCCGCCTCACTTACCGGGTAAATGAGTGGCACGATATCGAGGATTACTTCGATGTCGCGTTCTGAAAGAAGGCCGCCGGCTGGTTTAAAAAATCGTCGATGCGCACCTGCAATTGCGTCCAGTCAGGGACGCTCATCAGAGCCAGATCGGGGATCATCAGGCCGGTGCAATGGGCGGTGATGAACTCGGCGCGTTCCTTGGCCGTTTTCAGTTTTTTCATCACTTTGGTGGCCCGCCGCGCCGGCATTTCCAGGCTCAGCGAGGTCACGGTGCGGCCGGTCACGGCGAGCGGCTGCAGCAGTTGCACCTGGTCAGGATCGTCGGATTTTTCCGCGTCTTCGACCTGGTCGAGAAAGTACGACGCCGGACGGGTCGACATCTCGTGTACGTACTGCGCGATGGTCACGTAGTCCGGGCGCTTGAGCTGGTCGAGTTCCTTGACCGACAAGCCGGTGGCCAGCAGCGCCAGTTCGAAGAACTGATCGTCCTCATCGTCGCCGGCGCGCTCCAGCGCTTCTTTCTGGGCGGCGTAGAACAGGGGCTTGAGCTGGATCGATTCGATCTGCGAGCCGTCGTCGCCGGTGATCGGCGACAGCAGGTCATGCTTGGGTGGCATCCACGACATGAATGAATTCCTTGGTGATTCTTGAGTACAACCTGTGGGAGCCAGCCTGCTGGCGATGGCGGCGGGTCAGTCAACATTGAATTTGAATGTGATGGCCTCATCGCGAGCAGGCTCGCTCCCACAGGGTGGGTTGTTGCCTTTCTGGCCGAGTCTTACGGCATCAGTACCGCACGACGGGCATCACCGAGGATGTCGACGCCGTTGAGTACGAACTTCTGGGTGCGCACGTCGATGTCGATCACCGGGATGCCGTTTTCCAGGCGGGTGTAGGTGCGGCAGGAGAGCTCCAGGGTGGTCTTGGGTTTCTCGCCCATTTTGATCGTGCCCTCATCGAGGATCTTCAGCTTGCCGCCCACGGTGTGGTAGGTGAACCAGGTGTTGCCGTCCTGATCCTGACCGGCTTCGCGCACGTTCAGCAGGATGTCTTCGCCCAGCTTCACACCCAGTGCAAGCATGATTTCCGGGCCGGTGCCCTGCAGGATCAGCTTGGCGCCGAGGGCCTTGGCGCTCTTGGCCATCTCCTCGACGATGAAGCGGCCGCCGGTCATGTTTTCCACGTCGAATTCGATCTTCGGCGGAGTGAATTCCT